CTAGCATAGCAGTTGATCTGCATAGTTGCCAACAACCAGGGCTATGACTAAAACTAAAGTCTGAATCAAGACGTTACCCATAAAATGCATTTTTATTGCTCCGTAATAATTAGATCATCAACGCTAAATTTAAAGCTGGAATATCTAATTAATTTGGCGCCCTGTGTACCTCTTCTACCGTTGCGGGCTGTCTTGGCGTGGGCGTTTGCTGCGTGGCTTACTTTCATTCTTCTATTCAAAGCTGAGGTTTAACAATGGGCGTTTTGCTGTCGATATTAATACACGCGGCCTTTAAAATCGCGTACACAGTGCTTTACATTTCTATTGTTGTTGGCGCTATTCACGCCTATGTCGCGTCTTATCGAACGTTCGTTAATAGCATTTCTCCAAACCATGCCCGAGATTGTTAACGGTGTATGGGGCTGGGTCATGCCTTCTAATGCTCACGCCTGCTTTCTGGTTATCTTCGCCGTTATCATCCTGCGCTTTGTTACTCGCCAATGGTTAAAACTCATCAACGCTAAATTTAAAGCAGGTATCAACAATTAACCCCAAACGCGCGGCCACGCGCATAACATCACTTTTGTAAGCGATTTCGGTAGCAAACGAATAAGAGCGGTATTGATGTGGGGCTGATGGTGGTGGTGATGCTACCTGAAGGAGTTCGCAACAACAAAAATCGGGGTTGATGCTGGTTTTGCCTGTTTGAGTGAAAATTGAACATCGGGGCCACAGGTTTTTTTGCGCGTTGTTGCGTCCTGAACGGTGCATCTCAACGCCTGCGACCGAGCAACGCATGAGCAAACAAAAGCAACTGCTTAGCGTGGCCGCGCGTCTACCATCTAACTAACTGAGACTATCAAAAATGCCAGGCTGGATAATTCAAGGCGTCAGAGGTGAAGGAAAAAGCCTTTGTGCCGTCGGAAAAATTAAAGAATATATGCTTCGTGGCCGTCCTGTTGCCACTAACTTAGATTTGTTCGTAGATAAATTTTTGCCAGAAGATAACGCGACAATCAGTTATCGCTTACCAGATCACCCACGCCTCGAAGATTTCGAACTATTTCCGCCTGCTTACGATCCCAAATACAAAAAAGAAGATATGAACGGCTTGCTCGTTCTTGATGAGCTTGGCACCTGGTTAAACGCTCGTAACTGGAATGCTAAAGACTGCCTAAAAATGTTGAACTGGCTTTTCCTAAGCCGCAAAGATCATTGGGATGTAATTCTGTTGGCTCAAGACTTTGAAATGATCGACGCCCAGGTACGCACAACACTTTGCGACTACTTGGTTCAATCCTCGCGTTCAGATCGTCAAAAAGTGCCGTATCTATCAGGCACTCTGAAGAAATTTGGCTTTAGCGGCAAAATGCCCCTGGTGCATCGTTACGCCGTCTACTACGGCATGACCACGGCCGTTGAACCTGAAGAAATGTGGTCTTTTACTGGGACCGACTTTTATGATGGTTATGACACCAACCAAAAGTTTCGCGATGGTATGGAAGCCCTAAACGGCACACTGGTTGATATGCGCGCCACTTATTCAAACATTCCAGCCAACTATTTAACCAAGCGCGTTTTTGTTGACCGCTTAAACGAGAAAATCACCCAATTAAAACAACTAACTAATCCCGAGGTTAACGACATGGCAAAAGGTAAGGGCGGCTCCAAGCAAGCTGATTTCATGAAAATAGGTTTCCTCGTTATTGCCCTGATTGGTTTTCTTGGCTGGCGTTTCTTAAGTGGTGGCTTAAATATGCCTAAAACTGAAAGCGTGATTCCGCAACCTGCCGTTGCTGCGCCTGTTGTGGCCACACCCGTTAAAACGGTTCAATCGGCGTCTGAAAGCGCGCCTGTCGAAACTAAATCGGCTGTTTATGTCGCACAGCAAACCAATGAATTCATTGAATATCTGTTGAAAACCTATCGGCCACGACTCTCAACCACGGCGTACTCTCCCGAATTGGGCATCATGGGCACCATACAGTTTTATGATAATTTTGAAGTGGTCGAGTCATACACCGTTAAAGAGCTGCATTCGCTAGGTGTGACGTTGCTCCGTAAGCCTTACGGTGTTGATCTTGTTTTCGCTGGTAAAAGCTTCATCGTTTCTTCCTGGAAATTGCCTCACGAATCAGACAATCAAGAGCCGCAAGCTGCACAACCAGCACCTGTTTCAGTGTCTCAAGCTGACACACAGCCTGCGGCTTCTAAAGGCAAGTTTTTTGATTAACAGTTGTTAATTCAATATATCGTGCATACAATAAAGCAATGGAAATTACTTTTGATGCCACTAAAGATGAAGCTAACTGCCTAAAACATGGCGTTTCTTTGTCTACGGCGGTAAAACTTGAATGGCAGTTATTGTTAACAACTGTCGATAATCGTAACGATTATGGTGAATGTCGAATGGTGGGATACGCGCCTATTAATGATCGCGTTTATTGCGTTGTTTATGTTGATCGTGACCAACAGCGCCGAATCATTAGTTTACGTAAAGCTAACAAGCGAGAGGTAAAAAGCTATGCAAACAAAATCAATTCGTGAATTTTATTTGCCAACTGATGAAGAAGACGCCGCAATCAATGCAGGTATTGCGGCAGACCCTGACACCTATGAATTAACCGCAGAGGAATTCGCCAGGTTAAAACCATTAGGAAGACCGCCCTTAGAAATCACTAAAGAGCGGATTACAATAAGACTATCAAGAGACGTGGTTGAATCTTTTCGATCAACTGGGGCAGGGTGGCAAACTCGCATAGATGCTGCGTTAAAAGATTGGCTAGAACACCACCCAACAATGCTTTAAGGTTTATCGTTACGAATCTTCTTCGGAACCGGTTTAGGCGCTTTAACGTGTTCCGGTATTTGATACCAACTACAAAGCGCCGTTTCAATTAGCACTGCTCGGCTTTCCGGTTGTCTTTCCATCCAATCCAATAGGTACGGTGGTAATCTTAAGCTTATTGCTTGTTTTCTATCGTCTTTCTTTGGCCTGGCCATTACGTGTCACTTCTTAAGTTTTTAGTGTTCAATTGAATTTTCATTTCTGCTCTCCATTTAAGATAGGTTATTGTATATACAATAACAATCGTTGTCAAGGAAAATGTATATACAAGTTGTGCCGGCTAATTAAACTAAAAAGGTGCTTTTGCTTGATAGTAGCGAAGCGGCCACGGGTAGCCAGTGAGCAAGCGCAGCGCGCCGAACGGTGTCACACGTGAGCCAGCAATTTTGCATTGTTCCAACTAGGTGCCGTTTGAAGATAAAGGTTTGCTGTACATGAATACGGACAGCTTGATGAAACCGGCAATATGCAAGACAGGCACTTCGTACACTATCAATAAAAAACCAACCTAGACTAATACGGACTAACGTAGACCTAGGAGAGCCGGAAGGCGTATCTTCAACACGGTTACTACGCCAGGTAGGGTTTTTAAACGATGCACTTCGTTTTGAAGGCTGCAAATCAGCTCATCCTTATCACGTTGACTCAACAACAGCTCAGGCCGCCACCGTTGCCGCTTGTAAATCAAACACCCACGACTAAACAACCAACCATCCCAGCCAGGGATTCCCACGTTTTTACGGTCCCACAACAACAAAAGGCGCTCGACATAAATCGGAGCGCCTTCGTTATCCCACATCAAAATCTGTTCAACCGTAACGCCAATCACCTCAGCCGCTACGGTTTCATTAATGCCAACTCTATGCCAGCGTATTTGATAGAAATTCGACTTCTTTTTTCGACCAGGTTTTTTTTCTAAACCAGGGAGTGTTTTTATTTCCGCGGTTGATTCCGTCATGTTTTTGGCTCCATTTGACTAAAACCAGACCTAACGCAATAACCAGGCCGACAACAATAACATTGCGCATAATGTATATTATGTCAAATTAATATATATTTTGTATGACATCTAGTTGGAGCGCCTTGTAAGTAGCTTTAATCTATAGTCTCAGTCCAGCGACAGCGTTCATTAACAATTTTAGCGGTGTTATTGTTGCCGATGCCTTTAGCAACTAATGCAACAACTCGGTCATCCACATCGTATCCTACATGCGCATCTATTGGGCTAGCCATTTTTCCTAATCCAAAAGCATCGAAAATTGTGGCAACATTAATGTTAATGTTGGTTACGTCTATGCATAGTCTGGAATCTAAATATTTATCTACAAAACCATTCGGTATTGCATAACTTAAAAGATCATTTGGATCACTAAACGCTATGATTGGAGTTTTCGCGAGCATTCGTTGTTGGTATTTTGCACCTTCCGGCTGGCAATACGCTGCTTTTTGACCGCTGACATCGGGTAATTTTCGGCCCATCTGCAGCATAGGCAGTTGATTTGACATCATATAGATGGGGATTTCCTTGTCTTTTAACGCCAATCTAAAGTCAACGTCACGCTGGTCTAGCAAAGAAGCAATGCGCTGCATTCCATCAATGGTGATACGGCTACCAAGACTATGGGAAATAAAAGCATATTGATCTTTGCGAATATTACTTGCCGCTGCATCATCATTAAACGAACAAGACTGCGTTACATCATTTGGCAAGCTATTCCAATCGCTTTTAGTCATCCAACAAAACGCTTGTGCAAATGAAACCAAAATATCTTCTCTACTTTCCCCTAAATAAATAATAGGGTCAGGTCCGGTGTCATTGGAAAACTTTTTCATTAGGTCATTCATTTCGGCCCTGCGAAATGAATATTCACCTGAATTGTCATAGGCTAAAACTTCTTTTTGCTTGGCGGTGATTGCAGACCAAGTCAACTCATAAAACAATAATTCCTTGCTTCTGTCTTTGCTTAACAAGCGATTAACTCGCAAATTGCCAAGATTTTTACTGGCATCCACACGACTGGTCAGCATGATGTTTTTATGCTGCGCTGACATAACCGGCAAATCCAGTTCTTTAGCGAGCTTTTCCAAGAATTGCGTTGAGTAACCTGGCAAATGATCGCCAACCCCATGAATCATGAGTACTTTCATCTTGCCTGTAGGGTTCGCAAGAAATGGCGTGAGCCCCCCAAAAGGCTTACCCCATACTTCACAAATCCTGGTGTCAACGGATTGCTGCTTTTCCAAAAACGCTTCAGCAAGGCCTTTGCCAAAACTTGAGCAGCCGCTAAGCCCTGTTGCAATGACAGTTATTAAAAGGATTTTAAAAACAGCCTTCATATTTAATAAGTCCTTGGTTTAATAGCTGTAATAAGTGCGTTAACTTCGTTTCTGTGAGACAGCTTAATATCAAAGAATCCAGCATTGCGTAACTGAGTTAATGAGACAGTTTCGCGCATAACATGATTTTCTGATTCATCACTAAATAAATGCACTATCCAGTGCTCCAATAAATCCAATCTGTTGATGTTGGTTAACACATTGAAATAGCCACTCACTTCTTTTTGTACAAGACGAGTATGCTCAGGCACATTGTCAAGCGCATACCGATCGCCATTGATTAGAGCTCCACCTGGTTTGAGAACTCTGACGATTTCGTTAACCACTGCCTCACGATAATCAGCCAAAAAATTGTGTAAGGTATAAGCCGACGCCACAATATCAATGCTTGCCGTTGGCAGATTTTGTAATGCTGTTAAAGCATCCTCACTTCTGAATGCAAGTTTTCCAGCATCAACCCATTGCTGTAAATGGTTCTTAGCCTGATTTTGCATGACCGGTTCGTTGTCAACGCTCAC